GTCAGCGTCATAGCATACGGCATTCTAAAAGTAATCTTCGCTGTTCCAGTCGTTAATGCCGTGGTTTCATCGCTGGCCGCAAGCTGTACCACCTTAGGAATTTTATCAGACCATGTTGGCGCAGCGCCAGCGCCTCCCGATGCTAGCACTTGTCCCAGTGCGCCGTCATCAGTGTTTAAACTTATGGGCCCCGTTGTCGCGATAGCGATGCCCGCACTACTTGTGCCTATTGTGTTGCTGCCTGTTTGAAGGAATGCACTTGTACTGGCGTCAAGCCCTACGGTGCCATTTGACCATACCCGAAAGTTTCCTAATCGTGTACCAGAAGAACCGAATGTAACGTTAAATCCACTTCCTGAGAATGTTGTGTTCCCTGATAAATCGCCGCCTAGGTTAACGCCGTCACCGCCTCCATTTACAGTAGTTCCACTTCCATCGACGAGGGTAAAAGAGCCTCCGCCTGATGGTAAATCATCTATGGTTGCCTTTCTATTCTCACCATCTTGCACAATCTCTATCAACTCAACCCCGGTTATCGTTGATGCGGTTGGAAGCTCGGAAATTTTCTTCCCGCCACGGATAAATTCTTGGACAATACGTATTATTTCGCTTCTTAAACTCATTCTATTATTCTTTGGTCTTCATTTTCTAAAATTCTAACCTCACCATCCTCAGTTATCCTTAACTGCGAATCAATTCTGCGATAATCTGGGTCTTCTTCTGAGTAAATAACCTGATTAACCACGTTTGAATATACTTTTTCTATCGTTTCAGAGTAAATCATATCACTGATAGTGGTCCATACCTTAAAGCTTGTTCATATCCATCCCGTACGTATCCAATTTCATAATAGTAATTACCATTATCTTCGAAAGTCATCGTTTCCGAACTAGCATTTGCAATTAAATACTCTTCAGATTGGCTCAACTCCAATTCTAATTCTAACCTTCCTAGCCTTTCATTGTAAACCCTCAAATAGGAAGAGTCGTAACCAGGGAAGTCAAATGGAATTTCTTCATATGGAACGTCCACACAGTCAACAACCGTATAAAACCGAAATGCACGGTCTATTAATGCCTTGCCATTGTAAATAATCAATGGATATTCAGCGGCCGAAAATAATCTTGTATTAACGGCACCCATGACACCTGCAATTATGTTCGTGTTTGTTCTTCACCGCGCTAATATGAAAGCTATTACCTGTTAAATTGCGACACCCATTATCGTACAGAGGCAAATCAACCGCATGATTTTTCATATAGTCTACTAGCAACTTGGCGTAGTATTCCGTTTGCTGTTTTCGATCTTTGATGAGAATCGTCATATCCTCCGTAGTCACCGGCGTGCTGTTTTCTTCCGAGTGTACGCGGTATCCGGATCGGGTAGGTTTGAAATTAGCTTCAACAGTCCAATATGTAAACGCCTGCCACGCTACAAACTGTTTAACATATGGCTTATACAAAGACTCATATGCCGCGCTGAATGTGTTGGCCTTATAATGGGATAAGAAGTCTTGGTATAATTCATCCCCCATAAGCATACGTAAACGTTCTTGTGCGCGGTAAATCTTATGATCGAATTCCTGCGAATCAATATTTTGAGGCACATCTACTTCCTTTTTCAGGTAAGCAAAGTTTATCAGCTTGTCTACTAATTCAGCCATGCTTCAATGTCTTTTATTTTTGCTTCTAAGAACTGTTCCATAGCCTTGCCTCCCCATTGGTGATACATGATAGAATCGCAACTATCAAAAGTGCTATTGGCTAGCTCCTGGCGCTTCTTTACATAGCTGTAAATGCGTTTAAGCTGCCTTAATCCCATGTTCTGGTTATCGATAATCTTCTGTGCAACATCACGACCGCCCGGCCTGCTGCACTTCATCCCTGTTGCCTCGTCGAATTCTAACGCCTTCTTTACTAAGTTACGTATATTATCGGGGAATCCGGTTGGTACCAGGTTCTTAAATGAGTTCGCTGTGGTAGGCTCGGGTTGATTAGGAGCCTCTACTTGGGCTTCTTCTATTAATTCTATCTCGGTATTGTCATTGATCCACTTACGACGCTCTTCTTCGGTCATGGAATTCCATATCTTATCGTCTATAACCTCAAGTTCAGGGTAAGGATTATATGGAACGATGGTTATTGGATCTGTGTAGGGATCTTGTGAGTTCCGTAATATCATTTCGTAGGTATCCGTTAACACGCGTTGCTTTTTAATAACACGCTGTTGCATGAGTTTAACGGCAACACGAATTTGGTTACCATCCCCACCCAGGCTTACGCCCTCTTGTATGTTAGCCAGCACTCCGGGAACCTTGAAAGCTACTGTTATTTTCTTTGTTGCCTGATTATCGATTGTTACAAATAGATCTCCACTAGCATTACTAGGGAGTGGTATAACTTCTGGCGTCTCTTCTCCTTGTGCAATGTTAACCCATTGTACCATGAGGTTGCCAACTCGTTTGGAACCCATGAAATTATGGGATACAACTTCCTGAAATTCCTCCGCAATGGTAGTGGGCTTGGTGCTTCCAGTGTATTCCGGATTCGTGCTAGGATCACTTGGGTTACCCTTCATTACTAAAATGTAGGGTTGGTGCATCCCGTTATTGATGTTTTGCTCGTGATATTCGGCTATGCCCGCTTCACTTCGCATCCAAGGCATCGCGCTTGCCGCTTCTGGGTAAGGATAAAAACGACTTAATGCCGTGGTCGTTCCTACAAATAGGACTTGACCCTTATATTTTGGGCCTTCTTTTTTAATTTGAGCCCTTACGGCAGGTAAATCGAATGCACTGTATACTGTTATATCACCTTTAGTATAAGCTCGCTTATCGTCAATGCCGAAAAAAGGATTATAGTATATAGTTGAAATGATCCCGTTGTTATCGGCATCTCCCAGGCGACAAGATTCAAACGGCAATACGCGCATTTGGGTAATTTTACCGCCGGCATTGTACATGAAGTGGATATAAAATCCTTCAAACTCCGCAAATGACTGGGAAATCTTCTTATGTATCTGGAATAAAGTCTCTCCGGACGTGTTGACGATGCGTTTTTCTAGCGTGGAATCTGAAAATCCAAATCCTTCTAAGAAATCGCTAATGGTAGATACGCAAGCAGTTGCGGACGGGCTTTCTGAAATGGCCTTATGCCACTTTAAGGGAAATTTGTCATCCTCAAAATAAGGTAGATAGCCCTCAAAGGTAGCTTGATGTTTTTCAGTACGTTGTCGCCTAAGAAAATTAAATATTTGAAACATTTATTTCCGGGATTTTAAAATCGTTTGGCACACGGACCAGTGATTTCCCGTAAAATTTAACAAAATATCCCTCTTTAGCTTGTACCAAATCTTGGCGAATCGTTGACCTTTCCAAATTAGCCCGGGCTGACGAGTTGCGGATCTTCTTTTCGTAGTCCTTTCTCACATGTGAATAGTGGTGCATAACAGAATCAGTAAGATCTACCCCCGAATTTATGTTCATAGACCTGGTTGGATCTATGCGAATGGACTTTCCCTCCCATGCATAAGGGTAGTTCCTATTTAACTCATGTCTGAGTCCTGGCGTGATCTTGTGAATGTGTGGGACGAGTGTAGTGTCCAATCCGATCGTAAGCGTGGGGCTTCCAAAATAGACCTGGGAACGGCATACTAAACCTAGTAAGTTAGGATCATTGAAACGTTCTTTGTCTTTGGTGAACTCTAGCGGGTCGTAAATCTCGTCGGCATCCATAGAAATGAAATGCGTGTAACCTGATTTCCGAGCAAGACTTAATCCGAAGTTTCGCTTATCGGTTTCACTGTGCATTGGCACATGGAATTGTGGTTCCCTGATTAATACCTTATCTTTCCAGTCGTCCGGTATGGGTGATAGTTCACCATGGTTGCTGCGCTCAGATGCAACAACTATAATCCCATCCACTAGCGGGGATATGTGAGCGGTGGATATTTCTAACCAATCCCAATCGTTCCACACACAAAAAACTGCCGCTAGTTTCATTACCATTTGTTTGCCGGGCAAATCTCATCCTCAATCCTTGCTTTAGCCTGCAATAAACACCCACATAGGGAACACATACCGGCTTTCATGTGTACACAATCGACACAAATTGAAAGCCTACGTTTAGCTACTTCATTCTTTTGGTTGGTAAGGAAATAATACCATCCCATGAATATTCGGTATATTTTTTTCATTTTATAAAGTATGCTATGTTTGAAATGAATTTATAATCTGGGCTGTACCCTATCGAGCTAAAGTAATCATCGCATGCTGATCGGCATCCATTTAATGACCAGTCATCGATAATCACATATCCACCTTCTATAACACGATCAAACAAATATTTAAGGCATACTGTTGTGGAATTATACAGATCGCCGTCTAGCCTCAGAATGGCTATTTTTTCACGCTGGAAATTAGGAACCGTTTCCTCAAACCATCCGCACACTGGTTTTATGTTTCTTGTTCCGACGCCGGATTTAACGCAATGATCTTTAAAGTCATCCAAACTTACCACGGTAGCCCCTGATGATTCTAATAACTGACTGCCAGGGTCCGGTAGGTTTATTATCTCTCTCTGGGACAAGAATTTTAACCCTGGCATTTGATCGTCCCTGTTGCTTGGTAATGGGATGCCTTGAAAAGAATCAAATGCGTATATCGTCTTATTAGGCGCTGCATACGCCATTGCAATGATCTGTGCCCCTGCGGCTACGCCGCACTCGACGTATACGCCCTGCTCTTTAGACATACGTAAGGACGCATCATAAGTAAACTGTAATGTTTCTACGGTACTGTAAGCTATACTTTTGGCGTATTCTAATGGGTCCATATTTTATAATCCTTGTGCGTAAAATACAACACCTTCTTTAGGCTCTCCGTAAGCCTCTCCAATGTATGCCATGTGACTGCCTCCGGATTGATACTTCATGCCAAGTCGTTCAGCTATGATCGACCCGCATGTCATGTCGTGCCGGTGGTCTTTCCAATCCCCGCGAAAGCATCCCGCCAATGCGGATTGTTTCCACTTGTAAAAGAACTCCATCGCTATCTCACTTTTTAAGTTAAGACCCACAAGTCCGGCTGAGAACATTGTAAAATTATTTGGACTATTTAGATTAAAGTATTTTCGCGTATGATCATTACACCACCTGTCCACGTAATGTCCGGCCTCTTCTAGGAAATATCCATCTCTTTTAATAATCTCCTCAATCTTTGATAGGTCGCCAACGGCCCACAAAGAACTATCTGCCCACAAAACTATGTCATCGATATCGAACGCCTTCTCTATTGCGTGTATCTTGAATTCATACGGCGACTGCTGATGTGTTGGACTGTTAATGTCTCTGTAATCATCGACCATTAAAGTCTTACACCCCGTACCAATCAAACTTAATGCTAGCCTATTCTGACCAGCCGAGTAATTTGGAGTTGAGAAGTTAACGACTATCATCGTGCGAATATTAAGTTTTCGGGACTCGTGTAAATCACCTTGAAGCCTTCAAGAAGTGTATCGAATTCTTTTTTCTTATCCTGGCTTCCGTTCGTCTCCACACAAATCAATTTTGTGGCTGATAAGTCCATTTGTTTTAGAACATCAATCTCACCGCCCTCTATATCAATGCTAATGAAATCAAATTCCTTTGTGTAAAGTCTATTCAAGAATGTCTTCCATCGAAATACTTTTACCTCTACTTGTTCGTATGCAACAGTTCGTGAAAATCTTTTTACCTCTTCCTTGTCAAGCGATGACACTAGGCCAACATCTTCCGAACTCATCAGCGGTCCGCTTTCATGAAGTATTGCCTTCCCGTTGTTGTTTCCAATCGCAACTTCGTACATGTAAAAACATCCCTTTTTACTACCTTCATACAGTGACTTCAGTTTTCTAAATGCCTTTGGTGAACATTCCACAAGTACACCACACCAGCCATTTAAAGCTAGCGCCCTAGTGTTTGAAAGTGTCTCCCCATCGTTAGCGCCAATATCAATGAAGGTTCCTTTAAAGTCCTTGAAATAGTTTAATATAACTTGCTGCTCGTTATTTTGGCTAAAATTTTTCATGTTTTCATTATTTTATCGGCCTCGCTGTGTTTGCCGTGGTGGTATAGATGTAAAATTGATGCACTATTTGATTCCGTGTTGCAATACCTTAGCACGCGCTCCATCCAATCCCAGTCCTCACCATAATTTGAGTCATCAAACTTATGTTGCTTGGCTATGCACGTTCTAATCGGGCAAATGTGCCAAGGACGCCGGAGTATTATTCCATTGGAAGCATTTTGATTGAACTCATGTCTTAGGCTCATCTGTACCAGCATCCAATAGTTTTCCATTTGAACGAATGACGAGAAGGTGCACACATCGGCATTTGATTGGCAAAGTCTCAGCAAGGTCTCAACGTAATTTGGCGCTATCCTATCATCACTATCCAAGAAGCAGGCATATTTACCCGTTGAATTCATTAGGAGTCCTTCCCGCTTTTTACCTATACTCAATCCCCCATCTAAAAACCTCTTGCTATCATCTATAACAACCTCAACCTCTCCTAGGCTATCATGTACGGATTTACAGTAATCAATTTGTTTAACCAATTCCTCGTATAAAACTGAAAACATATCTGCTCGATCTGGCGTAGTCGGCATCAGAATGGACAGCATCATTTCCGTGACCTAAACATGTAGTGATACATTTCTTTATCAATATGTACTTCCGATCTTAGAAGTTTTTTGTTTCTGACTTGCAAAGCCCACTCATAATCCTCTCCAATTGTTATATTTGGAAATTGAACACCCCTAACAACTTGACGCCTGTATGCACAAATATGATTAGGGAAACGATAATAGTGACCGTTCCTATCTTCGTATTTTTCCCCTAACTTGATAGTGAAATTTCTCCTGTTCGCTCCGTCTGTGGTCATGTATC